TTGGCTTTCCCCGGCACCCTGGCCGAGCCTTGCTGGTCTTCCCAGCCGGGCTGGGCCAGACGTGCAACAGATGCTGGCGCCAGGGGCTCTGCAATCGCTTCGCGGTCGAAGTAGTAGCGCGGCCCCTTGGACAGCAGGAAAAGGTACTCGTGCGCCTTTGTGCAGCGGTCGCGCACCGACTCCGGCATCGGATTCGGCTTGTGCCAGATGATGTCCTGGCGCAGATACCAGCCATCGTCCTGCAACGCGAAGGCGACGCGCCACGGGATGCCGATCAGGTCTTTGGGCTTCACCCCCTCGACCGCTCCGGTTCCGTTCCTGTTGCGCCGTGAGGTCGCACCGTCGCCGCGCACCTCTCCATCCGCCCGCGCACTGCCCTCTCGCCATTTCCTGCCCGTGTTTCCGCCCGCATAGCTATCCCCCAAGTTCAGCCACAGCGTGCCGTCGTCGCGCAGCACACGGCGGACTTCGCGGAAGACCTCGATCAGGCGTGCCACGAACTCGGCAGGCGTCTGCTCAAGGCCGATCTGGCCGGCCATGCCGTAGTCGCGCAGGCCGAAGTAGGGCGGGCTGGTGATGCAGCAGTGCACCGATTCGTCGGGCATCGCCCGGAGCAGGTCCAGGCAGTCGCCGACCAGTATCTGGTGGGCTGGCGTCATGGTTTCTCCAGGTAGAGCGCCGCCGCGCCGCGAGTGCAGCGGAGGGCGAATTTGTTTGTGTGACAGATAGGCGTGACTAGTAGCTGGTCAACTCGGCCAGGGACTCGTCGTCGAGGCGATCAGATCCATGGATCAGGCGTTGGATCACGTCCTGCGGCTCGTCGATGCCGAGTCTTGCCATGGTGCGGATCAGCGCCATGTCCGTGGACTTGTAGAGGTCCAGGCTGATTCGGCGGGAGAGGAGGCGGGCAAGGCGTTCCTCCTCCTTCATCCTGTCCCGCTCCCTCTTTTCGGCTTGGCGCTGTGCGGCGGTCTTGGCGGTCATTGCGACACCCCAAGCGTGATGCCGAACTCACGGGCGATCTTGCGCACCGTGGTCTCGCTGACGCCGCAGCGGATAGCACAGGTCGCAACCCCGAGATGGGCGTAGGCTTCGATCTTGGGCACCAGCGCCCGACGCGCCTCGGCCATCTTGTCAGACTTCGACTTGGCCAGTTCGGCGACATCCGGGAAGACGATGTTGTTCTCGAAGCACAGGGCCATGAACAGCATCTTGCCGATGCCGGCGGTTTCTCTGGCCTGGGTTCGGGACTGACCTGCTTCGGCGGCGATCTGGATCAGTTGGATCAGCCTTGCCTCTTCCTCAATGGAGATGCGGTGCTTCTTTGGCGCTTCCCGCCGGCGTGGAGGTTTCGGCATTGGCGTGACAGCTTGCCGTGACGGGAAGGGGATTCGCTCGACGAATCCGGGAAGCTCAGTGATGTGGCCGCCGCTGGCCAGGTACTGCTCAACCTGGCCGGCCAGTTGCTCTCGACGATCTTCCAGCGGATGACGTGTGCGGTAGTCGATGGGGATCATGCTGCCACCCCCATGACGCGCTCCATGCGCTCTTCCATGATTTCGTAGAAGGTCTTTACCCGCTCGGCGATGGTCCGAATCATCGCCTCATCGCGGTACATGCGCTTGATGAACAGAGGCATGCCGGGCCAGTAGCTGATGAAGTCGATCCACTCGCGCTCTGAAGCCCACAGGCCGCCTTGACACTGAGCAATGTGCTCCTTCGGAACTTCGCCACTTAGGAGCACCCCGACTTGGAATTTAGGGAGCTTAGTCTTGATCTCAGCCAGTCCGTCGACGCCGACAAGGGCATCCGGCGAGTAGCCTATTCCGTGGTTCAGGATGATCGCTACTTGCTCCAGTTCGGCACCGGTGCGCGCGACATAGAACTCGCCTGCCTTTCCTTCCAGTTCGTGGCCGCGCTCGGTATGACGATTACCCTGGAATGGATCGGCGGCTTCTTCGGTGATGCGTTCGCCAATGAGCTGGTCCATGTAGCTGAAGGCACCGGCGCCGAACCCAGCCTGCCCCTTACCGTTGACCAGCAAACAGTCCAACTCGCTGCAGGTGATGATGCCCAGGCGCAGGTTGAGCCATTCCTGGGAGCCTTGCTCGATACCCCGAATAATTTGCATGGTTCACTCCTGGGCCTGCGCGGCCATGCGTTCTTTGTGCTTGGCGGCGGCTCCTTCAAGCGCCGCGATCTCTGCGTCGACTCGGTCGTAGGGGATTTGCGAAGCATCAGGCCATACGGCTGCGAACTTCTTCTGAGCGCCTGGACTGCATTGGGATAGGACGGCCTGAAGACGCAGCAACTGGACCTGAGTGATGAGCTTGGTTGCCTTCGGTGGACGGCCATCGTCGTCATCGCCCTGCTCGGATAGGCCGGTGATCGCCTTCAGCGTGTAGCGCTCCAGATAGGTCTTGGTGCTGGCCCTGGCCTGAATGGCGTTCTTCGCGCCACCAGTGTCCGGCGGCCCGCCCATGCTGACGCTTTCCTCGTGGCCTCCTACATGGCGGAGGTAGCAGGTCACCTCCATCCAGTCCTTGTCGTCTTTGGTGAGCTTCCAGGATGAGGACAGGCCGTGCTTGGAAAGTGCAGGGGTTACGGCGTTGACCACGTCGTGGAGTTCGGCATAGCTCTTGCCCTTGAGCGGCCCATCAGTGACGTCCTTGCCCTTGATGATCACCACGGCCTCTGCTTTGAAATTGGCGAAGGCGGCGTCGTAGGCCTTCTTTGCCTCAGACTTCTCCCAGCGCTCCTGCAGGTCCATCATCTTCTCGACCTGTTCCAGCGTTGCACCTTGCTGCACCGCGGCGAGCATCATCCCCATCGGGGAGTTGGCAGCCAGCGCGGGGGCGTTGGCGATGGGCTTTGAGGGGGCTTCGATAACCTCGTTCATGGCGACCTCAGTAGTTGATCGTGATGTGAGGAACCTTGCGCTGAGCGATCAGGGTGATCGCCTGCTTGGCGCATTCCTCGGACATGCCGCCGGCGATCAGAGCCGCCAGGGCTTCGTTGTTGATGGCTTTCTTGTGGGCCTTGTCGGCTTCACGGGCAGCGGCCTCGCGCTCGATGCGGGCCTGTTCATCGGCTTGGCGCTGACGTTCGGCCGCCGCAGCCGCCTCAGCGCGAGCCTGGGCGTCACGCTCTGCCTGTTCGGCGCGGCGCTGGGCTTCCACCTTCTCGCGCTCGGCGTGCTCGGCCTGCAGCTTCAGTTCCAGTTCGCGGCGCTCGGCAGCAGCCTTGGCTTCTGCTTCGCGGCGAGTAGCGGCGTCACGTTCTTCTTGGGCGCGGCGTTCGGCGGCAAGGCGCTCAGCTTCAGCAGCCTCCCGAGCAATACGCTCCTCGCGCTCCTTCTGCTCGCGGGCGGCGGCTTCGGCGCGTAGGCGCTCCAGTTCTGCCTGCTCGGCTTCGAACTTCTCACGGGCTAGCAGGGCTTCGCGGAGAGCGATCAGAGCTTTGTCTTTGGCGCGGGCTGCCTCGGCTTCGAACTCTTGCCAGGCTTCGCTGATGGCCAGGCCTTCCAGCCAAGCGATGTTGGCCTTGAGCTCGGCAGAGTCAAGGTCGCGGCATTCCAGGCGAAGGTTGATCTTGTCGATCTCGCCCTGATGGCGAGCCACCCGTGCAGCCTCGGCCTCTTCCCACTCGGTCAGCGGTCGGCGCACCTCGTCCTTCCAGGCGTCCAGCAGATCGCGCATCCGCTTGCGCTCGGCGTCGATCTTCTTCGGGACTTCTTTCAGATCGGCCACCAGTTCCTTGCCGATGTTGTCCAGGGCAGTCTTGGAACGCGCCACCTTGTGCGCAATTGAGGCGATAGCCTCACGGCCCTTGCGGGTGCTTACGTCCGGATCGAAGGCGTCGATCTCTGTGCGAATCTGCTGCAGGTACGGATCAAGGCCGTTCTCGGTGCTGTAGACCTGCAGGGCGTTTTCCTTGGGTACCAGGGCAATTTCAGTCGCTGCGTTCACGCGTGGTTATCCTTGCCGCGCGGTGCGCAGCTGGTAGAGGGAAGGGAAAGGCGCTTACGGCGCCACTCGGCCAGGTCGCTCGGGCGTAGAAAAGGGCACTCCGAGCCTTGGCTGCCGGGGTTTTTCACACCTGGCACTATCCGGCTGATCCAGTCGCAGATATCCGGTTTACCGGCCCGCTGCGCTCGGGTGCGTGATTGGGTACTGAGGCGACTCGATGCTGTACCGCCCCGTTATGGAGTCGGCGAACTCGATGGCCTTGAAGAACAGGAGCATGGCGACGATGGCGAGGATCAGGCCGTTGCGGAGGGCTTTGCGAATCATTGGCTTCCTCCTAGGACTGCAATGTCCTCTTCGGACAATCCGGCCTCCCTTGCTCGTTGTAGCGCTTCGTGCCGACGCTGATCGGCCAGCCGCGCTTGCTCTCGCTTGCGGTCAGTGTTCCGGTCTTCCGTGGTCGGCTGATGGATAAGTACCGGCGCGCACCACATGCCTTTGTGATTGATGGCTTCGAAGGAGGAGACGCCAGCATCACTACCCTGAACACCCTTCCCCTTAGCTAGGCGGTGGGCGGTAGATTCCGATTCGCAGACCATAATCGGGACTTGGTATCCGCGACCTTCCGCCAGGTCTGTGTTCTGCCAGACAACCCATATCGGCTTCGTCTTGGGCTCGCTCATGGCGTCACCATCCCTACGAATGCCAGCGCGAAGGCGAATACTCCGCCCACGAAAAAGGCCGCGAAGAACGTGGTCTTGGCGGCCTTGGTCAGATCGATGGTGATGATCATGCGGCGTCCTCCCGCACCTGATGAACCCTGTGCTTCAGCGGCTCGCCACGCCATCCGTCCTGGCGCGCGTAGTGCTTGGCATGGCTAACGGCCTGACTCTCGCTGATCGCCTCGCAGCGGACGCTATAGACTGGCTGGCGGGTCTGCTTCGGGTAGTGGAGATCGACGTCGTACTTCATGCTGCACGCTCCAGGATGCATTTCTCCGCGAACTCGGTGATGCCGGCGCGGAAGTGGTTTTCGCAGATGGCCGAGGCCAGTTCGCTGTCGCCGCGGAGGACAGCCAGGATGCACTGCAGGACGAAACACTCCGGTCCGTTGTCGATATCGGCGAGGCGCTCCGTCATGAGCTCGGCGAAGCCCTTGGTTCTGGTGAAGCCGTAGCGCTTGCTGAAGAAGGCGATGTTGTCCGCATCTTCACAGCGCAGGAGCTTTCCGACCTGCTCGGTGAGTTGCTCCTGATAGCCGGTGTCGAAGTCCGGCGCCATGGCGTCATACGCCGCTTGAGCGCTGTTGAGTTTGGCGTTCATTGCTTTAGCCCTCCCGAATCGTTTCGTACCCGCCGCCATCGCTGGCGCCGTAGTCCATGTCGGAGATGTCGATGTCGTAGCGGTCGTCGTGCTGCTGGCGGCCATGCA